TGTAGAAAATACGGCGCTCAGGTGCGCGTGAGAGGCGATAGATAACTACCGCGTCTTCAATCATGCGCAATTGATTCAGTGGTTTGATTGCTTTGTGTAGATACGAGATAACAAATGTATTCTTTGCATCCATCAGGCCTGAGTTGACATTGATGATTGCGTCTGGTGCGATACGAACACCAGCATTGACATTTGCGGTAAATGTCTGTGTGGTTGTGCCACGGTCAGAATACACATAGTATTCGGCAAGTGAGCCAATGACCATTGCACCAGTCTTAGCATCGCGTGTGCGATTGACCTCACGAACCTTACGGATTTTGCGTGGGTCGATGTATCGTAGTTCTTTGATACCTTCTTTAGGTTTATTTTCGTCAACAACTACATGGTAGTAAATGCGACCGTCAATATACCATCTTTTGAAGATATCATCGGCAAGATTTGAAAAGTTCATCATCTTCTGAATGTTTGAGAATTCTTCGATGATTTTCTTTTTGATTGTTTCGGGTTGTTTCAACCCATCGAGATTGATGTCAACAACACGGCCCTGAGAATCACGGGTAATTGCTTCATCAACAATATCCATAATCGCTTGTTCCAACTCAGGGTGGTTGGACATTTCGCGGTAACGAGTTATGAGTTCTAGTTCATTTCGAACCGAACCCTCCAAATCTACATATGTGCCGTAGTGAGCATTCGATGTGATGGTTACCGCACCATCATCCATCGTTTCTGTTGGAAGTGCGAAAGATTGTTGCGCAGGATCTTGTACCTGCACAACACTTTCTCTACCGACAGTAAAACCAAAAAGCTTGATTGCCATTAAATCATCCTAAATTTAGTAAGAAACGGGCCAAGCAAAATCGCTTGGCCCATAATCTTAGAACACATTGTCTTGAATCGCTTCCCACCACTGATACGACAGAGTTACAGAGAACTCTTCGATTGTATCGTTTGAACCCCAGTCAACATCAATTGGGGTAATATCGGTTGGGAAAAGGCCTACAAACTTATATTTCTTCAGTTCATTACCTGCTTTACCGAACTGTCTTACTTCACCATCTACGGTATAACCGAGTTGGTTAGGTGCGGCAGCATTTCTTTCGTTGCCGCGGTGTGAGTTGATTCCGTTCATCCATCTTTCAAACGCATTACGGACTACGAAGTCTTCATCGTTGATAACAGTAATTGTCCAGTCTTGGAAAGTACGGTTACCTACGAATTTCAGTTCGCGGCCGAAGTATTGAACAGGTACAACGCCGAGTGTTGAACCCGGCAGTTGCGCTGTCTTACACATGAAGGTGACCTTCTGTTGTGCGTTCGCTGGCAGAGCGAAGGCTGGGAAAGGCAAGCTAACCTCGAAAAGGTTTGGGCGAGCACCGTCTCCAACCATCTGAGAGCGGAATTCATTTACATTAAAAGCCATGTGAGTATTCTCCTATCTCTCTATTTAGTTAGAAACTGCCAACGATTTCATCAAACGAAACACCTGTTCTTACAGCAACAAAGTTCAACTGGATAAAGTTGACTGAGCGTGCTGGTTTGATGTAGATGTCGCCTACGAATTCGTTGCGGTCAATTACTTCTGCTGTATTGTTTGTTTCGTCACATACCACGCGGAAGTCAGAAATACCGCGGCGGCCTTGGACATCACGCAGATAAGGTTCAACAAGGTTGATGAACTGTGCGCGAGTGAACTGGTCATTGAATTCAAACAGGGTCGAGCGTGATGCGCGGCTGATTGTCTTTTCCAGTACGATGAACAAACGGCGAACATTGATACGGTCAAATGCACTTGGGCGATTCAACAGAGTCTTGTCGCCGTAAAGCATTGTGCCTTCGCCAGAGAATGTAACAACTGGGTTGACACCTTTGGTGTATAGTTCATCGCGTTCTGATTTCGATGGGTTGAAGGCAAGTTTGACGACATTCTTGATTAGACCGCGAGCAGGACCTGCTGGTGAGTACCATGGGTCGCGTTCAAGGTCGGTACGAGCGTTCAGACCGGCGATATCACCATTCAGTGGTACCCAACGGTATGTGTCGTTGTACTTGTCATACTGGTACTTCCAGTTACAATCCATGACTGCGTATGAAGATGAGGTTACCGATGTTCTGTAGGTAAGGATGTCAGCAACTTCGCCACCTGCATTATCGACCACATCTGTTTTTTCTGGAGATACGAATACCATGCAGTCTTTTCTCGAATCTGCGATAGCAATCACTGCGTCAGCAACAGTTTCATTTGCTGGGCCAGAAATCAGAAGCGAAACATCTGTTGCGTCTGGGTCTTCAAATACACCGTATGCAGAAATGATGTTGCCTGCGGTTACAGTACCATCATCACCCTTTGAGAGTGTTGCGGTGTAAGTTGCTGGTGTAGCGGCAGTAATTGTTTGTTCAGTGAAAGTGTTATTCAGAGCTGTCATACCCCAGGTATTTGCATTTGCTTGCGCTGGGTGTGACAACCCTAGAATGTAGTTCGAACGGTTTTGCAGAACATCGACATAGTAGTTGGTCGAACCGTCTGAGTTTTTGGCGTCTGAAGCTTTCGAAACGAAACCAAATTTCTCAACAATGGTGTTTGCCGCAGCACTGAATCTCGATTGTGTGTCAATAACAACAATGTGCATTTCATCATCGGCGCCACCAAAACGAGCTGTATAGTCTGAGGTGCCCGGAGCATCAGTGAATTGCGAGAAGTATTTCCAACGGCGGTCGATAGATGTATTTGCGCCGTCGGAGAAAGTTACTCCAACTGGTGTTGCAACTGTTATCAGACCAGAAGTTGTGTTAACCGCAGATACGGTCAGGTAAACAGAAACATTTGTATTCTGCACCAGACGAACAGTATCACCAACAGAGATACTGGCTGCGGATGCGACAGTCACATTGAATGATGTCGCGCTATTTGCCACGGAGACATCTTCGACAACCGAACCTAAGGTCGTTTCAAAAGCGTTAGCGTTTGGGCAAAGTGCAATTTGCAGACCATTACCCAGGTCACCAGCATACTTAGCCGCGAAAGCACCATAAGTGGTTGCGCCGTTTTTGTGGTTCTGGATGTAGTCGGTTTCATTTTCAATCAAAACGCCAGTTGGTGAACTGGTATTTGCGACTGCGTTATATGTGTTTGAACCTGCGGCACGGACTGCCTTGAGGTTGTTTGAGTAGGCTAGGAAGTTAGCAGCTGAGAACCAATATTCATAGTTATCATCATTTGGCTTTCCGAAGGTGTCTGCTAGACGAACTTCATTAGCGATGCTGACAATTTGATTAATCGGTCCCCAAGCAAACTGACCAGCGAATCCGCCAATTGAAGTGGCGACTGAAGGTACAACCGTAGTCAGGTCAATCTCTGATACGGCTACCCCTGGTGAAAGCTGAAATGCCATGGATTTCTCCTTTTGTTGAGGGTCAAATTCTTATACTGTATTTAGTTATTTCTGATTTTGTGTTAAAATAGGGTATGATTGACACCAGCTGGTGCCCAAATATCACGGCCATCGTTAAATAACTCGTAAGTCTGGCCATCGTCAATCAACCCGAATGGTGTTAGTGTTTCGTCACCTAATAAGTCCTCTTCTTCCAACATAGCCTTTCGGATGTCAATACTGGTGGCTTCTCGGAAATACTTCTGAGAAACCAACCAAGAGAACAGAACCAGACCCATGACCAAATCGTCATTTGCCCCTTCATCCGCCTCATAAGAATCGCGGATCCGGACAAAACTATTCAATTCGGCAATGGTATCGAAGTCCTTAATTATTAGTTTATCACTCTCAACCAATGTCTTGAGGTTCGCACAACCGACCTTTTTAACAGTCTTGGTTGTTTTGACACCCAATTTGGAATTCTTCTTGTAACCACCAGACACGGATTGACCCTTGACCTTGTGGTTTTCAAGCTTGTAAACATTTTCATATTCTAAGTCATAGTGTAGAATATCAGCCACCTGTTGCCCAATACTGTTAATTTCAACTAATACAAAGGCATCATTGTACTTTTTGGCCAGTGAGTAAATCATGGTCGGGAAGAACAATAACGGTAACTTGTTATTTCTGAACTTTGCCACCTGCACATAAGGCACCTGTGTCACATCGACCACATTGATGGTCGAATAATCGTGTCCTACGCCTTCTGAGCAGTCAATGGATAGAACATACAACCTGTCTTTCTGTGGCTGCACGAAAACATCCAACCCGTTGTCTTCAGAGTAAATCGGGTCATTAAATGCCATCATTCGGAGTTTAGTACCCGAAATCAGGGTCGCAGATGAACCGATGAACTCGGTTTCAAATTCTTGTCGGAACTGTTCTTCACTGGTATTACGGACGGTTTCTTCGCGCCATGCTTCGTCGCGACCTGGAACCATGGACCAATGAATCTCCAATGGAGTATATAGTGAACGCTTCTCGATAGCATCCATCCACATCTTGTAGAATAGATTTAATCCATTTGGTGTTGAAACGATAATAACCTTTGTCGTTTTACCAGATGAAATAACGGGATATGTCGCGGTAAAGAAGTCGACCGCCATGTTGTGCGGAACGAAGGCGAATTCGTCAAGAAAAATCAGGTTGTATGAACCACCTCGGACACCTGAGTTAGATGTTGCGTAAGCTGCAATCTTTGACTTGTTTTCAAGTTCGATATTACCTCTGTTCCAAACGATGATGCCCTGTTGTAACCACTTAGGCAAGTATTCATAGGCGTACTTGATGCGCTCTAGAATTTCACGAGCAAGTGAACCTTTGTTGGCCAGAATCGCAACATTATAGTCTTCTTGGAATAGAACTGACCATAACATGAAACCGACAGAGGTGGTTGTTTTACCAACCTGACGAGGCATCTTTGCGATAGTGAATCGGTTCTTATGATAATTGCGGACCATGTCTTCTTGGAATGGCCACATTGTGAACGGGATTAAACCATGGTCCACATTGACAATCTTCATGTAGGTTTTGATGAAGTAAACAGGGTCTTCCATGCACTTGGCGACTTCTATCGCCTGTTCTTCAGTACACGAAATTTCTTCACCGACTCGCTTTAACCTAGGATTACCTAAGTAACCATCATCTTTACTTGCCATTATTTTGCCATTGATTTCAACATCCAAGCGTGTTTGCTATGAATGTCAATTCTGCCTTCCAGGAAGTTTACTAGGCCTCGTTTGTCCATGCTCTCTGCCAGTTTAGTGGCCATAACAAGTGTGTCGAGAATAGTTTGATTATCCACAATCAAATTGCGAATCATTTGGCGAGCTTCAGGGATATTCAGTTCGTCTTCAATCTCTGTAAGTTCAGCAAATCGTTTGAACGAGCCTGGTGCATATGCGTCAAGCGCACGGATTTGTTCAGCGGTTGGATCCACTGCGGCATGGAGCTCAAGATACAGTGTGCCAAAGAAGGCATGATATTCTTGGAAGTTCGCACCTTCCACATTCCAGTGGTAGTTGTGTGTCTTCAGGTACATGGCAAATGTGTCTGCCATCAGTTTTTTCATCAGTTCAATTAGAGTTTCCATCTGCATCCTGTTTCTGTTGTTTGATTAGTCGGATAAGTTCGTTTGTGGTTCCAACAAAAATGGCTTTGTCGACCGTGACGCCAGGCACTCTTGGGCCCGCGGTTATAGGCGCAACATCCTTTTTCTTCTTGTGAATGTCCATTAAATCTTTATTTAGGTCCGCGAGATTTTTGATAAGACCACCTGCCACCTCGTAGGCGCGCGGGTGCTCGGACTCTTTGGCGACATGAAGTATATTGTCGACCGCTGTCTTACCCTTGGTAATCAGTTCACGGATATTCTTTCTGGCAAACTCAGCATCGTCTTCGATGGTGGCCAGTTCGTGTTTCGCCGCCTCTTCTTCTGGAGAGGCCTGAGGCTCAGTGACAAGCTCGCCTTCCAGAACTTCAGGTTTCTGTTCTGGTATCAGTGGTTCGATGTCAAAAAGCGTTGATAGGTTTTCATCTATTTTTTTCATTAATATTCAACAATGGTTTCTGTGTATCCATAATCATCATCAACATTGGCAGTGATTGGATCCGGTTCGACAACAATTGATACTGTTCGATACGGTGTCAAATCCACTGTTGATATGGTGTATTTAGCGTTTGTGTAATCGCCGACCAGAATATCGCCGGCCTTCAAGAAGTCGGTCAGGTCTTCGACCACCAGCATTCCTGTTGCGTTGTTACTGAAGTATGACACCTTGCCGATTAGGTCACGGTTCGATGCTCGTACTACTTCGCCGGTAGAAAAGACACCGAATCCATTGGCTGTATCAACATACACCTTTTGTGCCGATTGAGCATCGGTTGAAGACAGATAGATGTTAGCGTTCGCACGGCGGATAACACCTCTTCGACCATTGATACCACTACCACTGCCTTCGCCGTCTTCATCAAGGCCTCCCTTAACAGGCGGAAAGATGAAACCTTTGACTGTGAATGACAAATCCCAAACAATCAATCGGCTGGTCGATGTGTCGCCTTCATAATCAATCGCAGTTGATACTGAGTTCAAAATAATTGGCACATCGTATTTCTGATTCATTTCAGGATTCAGATTGACGGTAACAGTAAAGTCTGGTGTAAAGAATGGAAGAATCTGTTCCAAAATCTGTGTGCCGTCTTCAGTGTTACGGACATAAATCGAAACCGAAAAATCGAAGTTATACGGAATAGGCAAGAACTGTGTCTTCAGACCTTCCGCATCGGTGTAACTGAAGTTCTGCATGGTCGACATTTGCTTTCTGCTCATGTCATACGCGAGACCATCCAGTGAGAATGAAATGCGGGGCACCAAAACGCCAATTGACTTGGTGTTTGTTGGGTCGGAAGTAATCAGTGTCAGATACTTTTCTTTTGGACCATAGACAAGAGGAACTTTGAATCTCTCTTTTGAAGGTGTCGAACCGTCTTGTTTATAACGGCGAACCTCAATGTCATTGAATATGGATCCAAAAGATACGACCAACTTTCGAATTGTTCGGTTATAGAAATGTGTATTACCTAACATTATGGGTCACCAAATGGGTTTGATTCCGTGAAATCAATGATAGAATCGGCTTCTGCCTGGAATCGTGCATTGTCTTGGATATCTTCGAAAGCCGCGTTCATTGTTGGGTTGTCTGAACTGACCAAAATTGTCGCGCTCGCATTGGAAGTGTAACCTCTGATTGTTTGGCCATTCTTGAACAGACCTTGAACTCGATAGACATCCACATCTGTTGAAGGATGAAAGTCGTGAACAAGAGCCTGTGCATTGGCACTGGCCAACGAGTTGCCTTGATATATGATTTCGTCATTGAGAAACTTACCGGATACGGTAGACAGAATGAAGTTGTGGCGTGAGTAGTAGTCACGAATGTTATTATCAATCACATCAACACCTGTACTGACGATTTCGTTAGAGAATACAAACTGTTTCAGTTTTAGAGCATAAACATAAACATTACCGCCACGACCACGGCCCAATGTGTAGAACATGGCCTGTTCGTTTTCGTGTTCGGCAAAAACAAGTTCAAAGAAGCCGTCAACCATTGGAACATAAATTAAGTCACCTTCTAATGGTCGAACCTGAGGCACAGTTGACTTGAATCGTCTGCGAGAAACCAGCAGAGTGATTTCATCTCGGATTTCAAGGCCAAACTTTGAAATAAAGTCCTGTTCACCATCCATACCTGTTACATTCTCAAGGTACATCTCTAAAGGATATGCCTTGGTGTATTGTTTCAGAACATCTTCACCAAAGATATAGTCTACCTGGTCACGCGAACTGCGTGGCAGATAGAACACATCCATGCCGTGCATCTGCATGGCTTCGATTACCAGGTCTTCGACCAGCAATTGTTCCGATGTGATGGTCTTTGGAAAGTTGTTGAAGTATAGATTGGTGGCCACGATTAACCCATCATGATTTCGTTAGGCAGAACATTGTAAACTTGCATTTCTTCTTCAATCTTATCAATTTCAGCTTGTGCCTCTGTCATGATTCTAGGACCATCCAGTGTGACACCACCAGGCAATTGAATACCTGCGAACTTACTTAGGTTCGAACCCCATTGATACTTAATTTTGGCAGTTGCGTACTGTTTCAAGAATCGGTCATTCCATACATCAGATGCGCCAGCTTTGGTCATAGTCACGCCCGCGACATTGGCCGTCAGGGCTTTTGCCAAAACAATCTGTGTTGGTGAATTGATGGTGCGTACTTGAACCTCTTGGCCATCCGACAATGTGATAAAATCGTTTTCGATAATTTCTTGGTCAAATGTGGTGTTGGTGCCAGTCATGATTAAGCTGCTGGTGTTTCCTGTCAGTGTGCCATTCATCGTTACCGAATCGGGTGCCAGTGAACGGTAACATTCGATGATTACATACTCACCGGCTGTAGCATCACGCGACCAGTCAATGTCAAGGAACAGTTTGTTCTGGTGACGATTGAAACGGAACTGAGGTGTACCTGAGAACAACAGGTTCAGGGTACGAATATGTTGCATAGTGATTTCATACGAAACATATGAAACCGAAGTAAAGTCATACAGGTCGTGCAAGCGCAATTGGTAGCGCAAGTCGAACATATTAACCGATGAGTTCGAATCGTCAAACGGTAGAACCGCAGTTACAAAAATGATTGGGTCCGGGCAGTATATCCAACGACGGTCGATGTCTTCCTGTGTGAACTTGTGCTTCATGAAAATCTTCTCACAACCATCAAAGTGATAGTCATGGAAGAACTGAATAGCATCGTCAATACGGTCTTCGACCTGGTCTTCGTCCACATTGATGTCAATCACTGGCCAGCCTAGTCGGCGCAGGCAGTAATCTTTGAATTGTTTGCGTGTAGTTGGCTTAGCCATGATTGTTCTCTTGTTATTCTTTATTTAGTCCATCGTGGATTGTTGCAACCGTTTTGGTTGACTGAATTCATACGGTTCATATGTTTTTCCTCGGGTGTGCCCTGTACCTACATGGCCATCATAGATACCTTCTTCGATATCCTCGGAGTGTTTACCATCAATAGCAATAGCCAACACCTCTGTTTTGGGTTCTAGCGCAGTAATTTCGTGCGGATAATGTTCTGAGTTATTGAAGTCAAACACATCTCCTGCGTTGAGGATAATTTGCCATAGTTTATCGGGACCATATACTTCAACTGAACCGCGTAACACTATCACATTATGTTTTCTACCTCTTGCATGGTCGTGCATAGGCAGTTGGTCTCCTATATCGGGAAACATATAGAACACACCAAAGATTGTGTTGTTTTCGTAAATCTTGTAGTGTAGCATAATATTTTATGTGTAGTAGAAAATAACTTTACCGGTGGCGCCGGCGGTGCCTGGGCTGCCGAGGCCTTCGCCGCCATCTCCACCCGCACCGCCACTGTTTGAGTTCCACCCAGTCACAGCGGCGCCACCGGTAGGAAGGTCACCATTTCCACCTGTTGTATTGGTAACAGTGCCACCACTTGCAGTTCCGCCAACACCGCCGCCGCCAGCTGTTCCACGGATTCCGCCATTACCTGTCATAGTGGTGATTGTTTTTGTACCACTAGACACTGAAGTAGCGGAACCAGAAGTTTGGTTATTAACAGTGGTACCGCCGAGACCACCCGCGCCCACAGTATAAATTAATGTTTGTCCACCAGATATTGAGGTTGAAGTGTTGCTGTAACCGCCGGCGCCACCGCCGCCGCCAAATTCAGAAATACACATCACCTCATAACCTCTAGAACCACCACCGCCGCCACCCCAGGCCGCAATAATGACATTCGTTGCACCAGTCGGCGCTGTTTCTGTAGCCGCTGTGCCTGTTGTATAAGTGCGTGTTACTGGCGTGAAACTGGCCGCAGCAGCCATCAGTAACGATTGTTGCATCGTGCCCATTAGGTCAGTCCCGCGCCTGAAGCAATCCAAACCGTTGACGCGACTTTCAGTAGCGTGCAGACGCCGAACGGGGCCAGCGTGCGGCTGCCGGTCGTGGTCGTGCCGCCCAGGCGCAGTGTGTCGGTGGTGATGGCGATAGTGATGCTGGATGTCGTGTTGTTGTTGAACACCGTGATTGCCGTGCCGACAGGGAACGCAACCGTGCCGTTTGCCGGGATGGTGTAGGTATACGCCGTAGTGTTGTCTTTACCAAACCCCTTACCGGCGTCTGCCAGTGCAAAGGTATATGTCGCGTTCTGGATGGTAATCGGGATATCACGATAGCCGACAACCGGACCGGATGCACCAACAGTCGTGGTTGTCGTAAGCACCGGCGTGCCAGTGAATGTCGGTGACGCCAGGTTGGCTTTAGCAGTAAGGTCGGTCGTAAGGTTGGTGATTTTTGCTTGTGACAGCGTTGGAATGTCGGTTTCCGTAAGGTTTCGGAAAGTTGGAACAGCAGACCCGGCATTTGGGCCAGACAAAACTCGGCCCTGTGAACCGTCTGCGGCAACCGCAACCCACGCCGCTGTCAATGTACCAGCACCAGTAACCGGGCTGCCAGTCACCGAAAATTGCGTAGGCAGCGATAACCCAACACTCGTAACCGTGCCCGAACCGGTGAAACCTGTTGCACCAATCGAGCCAGTGAATCCTACGGATCCTGTGAATCCTGTGCCGCCTATTGAACCAGTGAAGCCAATATCACCTTTTGAGCCGGTGAATCCTGTTGCGCCTTGTGTGCCGGTGTCGCCTTTTGAACCGGTGTAGCCTATTACGCCTTGTGACCCGGTGTAACCGATTACACCTTGTGTGCCGGTGTCGCCTTTTGAACCAGTAAAACCAATTACGCCTTGAGTACCTTGAGTACCAATTGAACCAGTGTAGCCTTGAGTACCAATTGAACCAGTGTAACCTTGAGTACCAATTGAACCGGTATATCCGATTACGCCTTGAGTGCCTTGAGTACCAATTGAACCGGTGTAACCGATTACACCTTGTGTGCCGGTGTCGCCTTTTGAACCAGTAAAACCAATTACGCCTTGAG